CGATTGACGGTTCTCAGGTTCACGATAGAAAAGCCCGATACGTAGATTTTGAAATGATGGAGTTTGAACCCATGATTTCATCTGCTCTTGATATCTATGCCGATGAATGTACGATATTCAATGAAGAAGGCAAAGTAATATCTATCTATTCGGACGATAAGAAAAACAAGGATTACCTTGAGGATTTTTTCTACAATGTTTTGGATATCGAAAATAACGCATGGGCCTGGGTGCGTAATCTCTGTAAGTACGGGGACGTTTTTATGTACGCCGAAACAGAAGAGAAAAACGGTGTCGTGCGGGTTTTGCCCTTACCTTCTATCGAAGTTGCAAAGGAAATGGGTTTTGATGAGGATCATCCAGAAAAAGTTCGCTACCAATGGCTACGGCTAGAAAGCGCAACTGGACAGTTCTATACTTCTGGAATGCAGGACAAGCCTTACATTGAAGATATAAACATGGCGCATTTTGAACTCAGCGGGGATGATGGTTTCAAGCCCTATAGTCGAGGGATTCTTGATGGGGCGCGTAGAATCTTCAAACAGCTAACAATGCTGGAAGATGCTATGATGGTCTATCGTATTACTCGCGCACCTGAACGTAGAGTGTTCAACATTGAAGTCGGAAATATGAATCCGAAAGATGTTGGAGATTACCTTGAATCAGTAAAACGCAAACTTAAGAAAACTACAACAATTGAAAAAGATACTGGACTAACTCACCTTCGCTACAATCCTATGGCTGTAGATGAGGATTATATCCTTCCATCTAGAGGTGGAGTTAGTTCTCAAATTGATACGCTTCCTGGCGCACAGAACATGAATGACATTGCTGATATAGAATATATCCAGAAGAAGCTTTTCTCTGTTCTTAAGGTTCCGAAGTCGTATCTGACTTATGAAGAAGATATTTCAGCTAAGAGTCTGCTGTCACAAGAGGACGTAAGATTCTCCCGAACAATCCAGCGAATTCAAAAATCATTCTTGGCGGCTCTTACTAGACTAGCAATGATACACCTATATCTTAAGGGTGTACATGGTGCTGATGTTAAGAACTTCAAACTCACAATGACAAATCCTTCCCATCAAGCGGAGCTTATGCAAGCTGCGTTGTGGCTTGAGCGAATTAATCTCTTTAAGGAAGCTACTGGTAAGGATCAGGCATTCTCTGTTGAGTACGCTATGGAAAACTTCTTGCGTCTTTCGACAGAAGAAATTAAGCGTGAGCTTAAGCGTATCAAAACTAATCCCCATGATGAACTTGCCTCTGGCGAGGGAGAAGAAATGTGGGACGATGAGGAAGATACCGAGAATCGTCCTGGTTACGATTCAGGAGAAATGGGCGTTGAAAAGCCCGATACGGATAGTCCTATGGCTATGGAAAACCATTTGGTCGGGAAGATATACAAAGACTTGTCGGAAAATTTTAAAGTTGGGGGAGACTCTAAATGATTAACTCTGGATTAATTTTTGAGATGCTTTCATATTCTTTTGTGGAATCCCTTCTTCATAAGGATCTGGAACGTGCGAAAGTGTACCACGGATTAATGCACAAGCATTTCCATTCGGAATCCCCTTTGCATAAAGAGGCAGTTGTCTTTAACTACTTGATCCATTCTAAAGCATTGACTAAAAATGGAGCTAAAAAGAAATTGAGGGAGGCTCTAAGCTTCATTCCCGATGGTGATACCTTGGGGCCGAAGTATTCTAAGCTTATATCGGACCTTAGAAGAACAAGAGTTCTACAAGAGATAGAAGATACTTTCAACAATATTGACGATGAGTATAATAATGTTTTTTCGGTTATTAACCTAGTATTAGAGACTCACCATCTTGGTGTCACGGAAAAAAGGGTAATCAATAAAGCGTGTAGTCACTTAACTCAAAATAATATTGGATCAGTACCCAAGTATAACAAGTTCTTTGGGGACAAACTAGAATTAGTCTCTATCGCTATGAAAAAAGATCTAGATCCCTTAGAAGAACAGTTTGTTCTTGATGCATTAAGTACAGAATCTTCTTTCTCAGACTTTATGATAGATCGATTTTCGAAAGTTGAATCCGAAATAAAAGCCAAAGGCGAGATTCTTTCGGAATTAGGGACCGCAGGAAAGTTGGGACTTGGCGCGGCAGTTATTAGTTTAATCGTTAAAAAGCTTGACGAAATTAAACAGTCCCTAGATAGACAGACAAAGGAAATCGTGCATTCCGTTAAGTCAATCAAGAAGGAATCCTATTTTGAAGTGCTTACTGATTGCAAGGACTTACTAGAGGAAGCTGATAAAATCATCAAAAAAGTAAAGAAGGATTCAGTATGAAAGGCATTATAACAGAAACAACGCTAATTAATATAAATGAATCTACAATTAACGAAGCTTTGAAATCGATTAAGACGGGCCAACCCTTGATTATTCGTGGAGTAATCCAAAAAGCAGATACTAAAAATAGAAACGGTCGGGTTTATCCTAGAGAGATTCTCGTAAGGGAACTAAAAGCTTATCAACGATTGATTGACGATAATAGAGCTTTAGGAGAACTTGATCACCCCACAACCCCCGAAGTAAATCTTCAAAATTCTTCACACTTGATAAAAAGAGTTTGGTGGGAAGGTAATGAAATACAAGGGGAAGTTGAGATTTTGAACACACCCGCAGGAAGAATTGCTAAACAGCTAATAGCCTCCAAAGTTCCATTAGGCATTAGCTCAAGGGGTGTAGGTAGTGTTGACGGAGAAGATTTAGTTCAAGAAGATTATCAATTAATCTGTTTTGATCTAGTGTCAATGCCCTCCACTCAGGGAGCGTTCCTGCATGAAAGTGAAAACTTTGGAGAGGTTAAAGAAGTTGTTGACGTTTCTAGATTCTTGGAGAAATCAGCAAATTTTTTGAACAAGTATTAAAGGAGAAACAATGCCTAGAAAACTCAAAGATCTATTTCTAACTGAGGTTGAAGAAATCGAAGATGAACTAGATGGAGACTACGAGGACGAAGAAATAACTGACGATGAAGAAGAAGTTACTGAAGAAACGGATACTACTGCGGCTGAGGGAATGGATGGCGGGTCTGCTTTTGATTCTGAAGATGAAGATCCCCTTAATGAGGAAGAAGATGATGAGGATGAAGAAGATATCGCTGACGGTGAAGAAAACGAAGATCCCGATGCTGACGATGATGAAATTGACATAGATATTCACACCGATGATGCTTCTCATGATGATTCAGATGAAGTTGAGGGTGAAGAAGATGTTGCTGTTGATCTTGATGCAGAAGATACCGAACCTTCAGGTGATGAAACTTCTTTCGACCTAGATGATGAAGATGAGGACGAAGCCGAGATTGAAATCGATGAAGAAACTGATGAATTCGAATTGGATGAGCCAGCAGATGAATTTGCTGATGAAGAAGAGGACGAGGAAATCCTAGAAGTCTTTGACGATGAACTTGGCGATGAAGAAGAGGACGATGAACTAGAGGATGAACCTTATATGGAATCTCTGAAAGCACTTGAAAAGCGTATCAATTTGAAAATTGCAAAGCTTATGAAAGAGCAGAAGCTTCAGAAGAAAGCTCTAGTTGAAAACGACCTTTATCTATCTAAGATTGCCATTACTACAAAGCTTCTTTCGAATGAAACGCTATCTGCAAAGCAGAAGTCTCATATCATTGAAGCTATTGACCGAGCTAAGAGCTATAAAGAAGTTAAGAAAATCTATGGTATCCTTTCCGAAAGTTTCTCACTAGGAAACATCGGTATAGGAATCAAGGATATTCTTAAGAAAAATAGAATGACAAGCTCATCTTCTAAGAATAGTGAAGCCCTACAACTTAGTGGCGTTGATGTTAAGAGAATGCAAAAACTCGCAAATATTGACTAACCTATAAACCGAAGGTGGTTTATTATGAATAGTCAAAAGATATTGCAACACTCTTTTCTAATTACAACTGAAGGATTATTGAAGGAGCTATCTGAAACGAAACCGAAAAAGAAAGGTATCGTTAAGAAGAAAACTGTCGTGCATGAGGCTGTAAAGCCGAAGCCGAGGAAGGAAAAAGCTCAGAAGAAATCAGAAGTTAAGCCTTTACCAGAGGAAGATATGACTTATTTCAATGAACATTTTGAAACATTAATTGAAAATGACATACTTCGAGAGAGTTTAAATTCTCTAGGTAAGGCATTAAAAAGAGAACGCAAGCTATTTAATGAACAGCTAAAGCACTCTCAATCTAAATTGACAGAGAAAATAAGGTTACTAGAGGACGATAAACAAAGGTTAATACAAGAGCAGGAAGAATTGAAGGCTACCGCTGAAACAGAACAAACTGAAACTAAGAACTTAGCTACTCGTTTACAACGAGCGGCGGGTTTAAATCCTTACACCGAAGCTGAAAAGCAGGAGACTAGTAAAGATGAATCAATATAAGAAAAACAGAACCTTTACAAGTTCCATTCTGAAGGCAGCTCAGAGGGACTCTGAAAAGTTTCAGCCTCAACATACGGCAGAACTAAACACGCAACTTATGGAAAAGTGGCACAAGTTTGGTTTGCTTAAGGGACTAAAAAATGATAGAATGCGAAGCAATGTTTCGCAGCTTCTTGAAAACGCGGCCCAGTATATGATTAATGAGGCTAACACTTCAGATGCCGAAGGATACAATACCGTGATTTTCCCGATGGTGCGCCGCGTTTGGGCGGGACTATTGGCTAATGAAATTGTGTCTGTTCAGCCTATGAGCCTTCCTTCTGGACTTGTATTCTACATGGACTTTGTAGATGAAGAAGGGAACCGTGTTCAAGACCAACAGTTCTATAACCTAAATTATGGTATTGGAACTAAGTATTGGGCTGGATATGGTCCCTCTAACTTCCTTAGCCTTTACGGATCGATTATCGACGTGACTGGTGGCGATGCTTCAAATGGAGCTTATTTGGATTGGGATGCCAACTGGCATTACTATACAGGAACTCCGTCTAGTCCAGTTGTGTCTGCACAAGACGCGCAAGACACAATTGACTCTGACGCATTTACAAAAAATCCTATTACAGATCTACACAACTATAGTATGCCCGTTGTTTATGTATATCCTTCCAATAGACCAGATGACTTTGGTAAGTGGGTGCGCTTCTATACTGTGACAGGAACCCCAGAAGCAAGTAACCAAGTTAAGCTATCTCTAGAAGCATCGAAACTGAGACTTCAATTTAAAGATCCTTCTGCCTTTATCCAAGGTGGACTTACTACAATTGATGGAACCTCAACGCTCGTTGTTCCTAAAACAGTTGGTGGCTCTGCGGCTACTGACGGTGGAGCTTTCTTTGGTGCTAGACTTCTTGTTGACTTTGGGTACAATCCGTTTGAAATCGGTGATACCTTTAACCAGCCAGGAAATGCTTACTTACTACAGGGTGAAGAAACTTCTAATATCCGTTCAATTAATCTTGAAATCAAGAGTTCAGCCATCGTTGCTGAAACTCGTAAACTCAAGACTAAGTGGACTCCTGAATTGCAGCAGGATCTTCAGGCATACCACAGCATTGATGCTGAGGCTGAACTAACTGGCGCGATGAGTGATGAAGTTGCTCTTGAAATTGACCGTGAGATCATCAGGGATATCCTTGGTCATGCTGGCGCAGAGATTGATATTAATCTCTCTGGTATCTTGGGTGGTGGAGAAACGGTACAAGATAAGTATCGTACCGCTGTCGAGGCTATCATGGCTGGTTCAAACCTTATCCTTAAGAGAACTATGCGCGGTTATGGTAACTGGATTATTGTATCTCCTGAGTTTGCGACAGTCCTTGAGTTCGGTGGAGCGTTCCTACGCAATGACACCGACAAGACTATCACTTACTCTGGTGGAATGCACCTAGCTGGTCTATTGGAAAACAGGGTCAAGGTTTACGTTGATCCTCTATTCCCTGCTGGTCAGGCGATTATGGGATACACTGGAACTAGTTTCCTTGAAACTGGATATGTATATGCTCCGTATGTACCGATTCAGTTGACACCCACAGTTTATGATCCTCACACCTTCGTACCACGTAAGGGTCTAATGACTCGCTACGGTAAGAAGCTAATTCGTTCTGATTACTACTGTAGATTTAACATTACTGGATGGCCTAGTGCTGGAATGGGAGCCGCCCTCTATGAAGGTGGATTCGGTGAAGCACAGCATACCTTTGATGTTGGTCGTAAGACAGCTTGGAACCCGCTTAACGTTAACTAATGTTAACTGGATTCTGATCTTTGTAATCATTGACCTAGATGGGGAGGGAGATATTTCTCCCTTCCCATTTTTGTTTGAAAGGGAACTTATGTCTTACGAGCATTCAACTTTACTTTTTGGTGAAGATGTAATTGTCAATACGAATCGTGACACGATCATTGATTGGGTTAAGTCAATGTTAGGTGATGATCCGAGTAGTGTTAGGGACGATGGCGTTACCGTTGAATTAGGTGTAGGCCATTATGATGCTGCTATTGATGATTCCCTACAAGAGTATTCCGCAATCATTAATGAATGGTCTGCCCTAGACAACCTTGCTAATACTTTTGATTCTCCAGGTGGTACGAACACGGGGAGAAAGGGAGATATCATTAATATCTCTCAGCGTAGAGTTCTTTCTACTTTTGGATTTATTTTACAAAGAACAAACAAATATAGTGAACTCGTAGAGGCGGGTGGTAATGTTACCGAAGCCCAAGCGTATTTCAATTCAACAGTAAATAAACAGAACTACGATTTGCTTGCGCGTGACTTTGAGGATTCAACTATTGAAACTCAATTCACTGTCACTGGATCTGTAAGTACAATCCTTATTGATACAGATGGATATGCCTGTGATATTGCGGAATTGGGAGCAGTAGACGCAGATTTTTTAACTTGGGACATAAAAGTTGAATGGGGACGTACCATTAATGGCGTGGACAAATGGGTTGATGTAACCGATCATGTAACATCTTATACAACTCCCGCTCTTGCTTTCCTAACAATCACAATGGACGATTTTCAAAGTGTTATTTTGGATAACTATGTTCGCTATAGTCCAGATCCCGATGATGATTATCAAATTGATGGCGCGGATAAGTTTAACACTCGCGTAACTATCAAGGCACCCTTCTCAGTTCCGCTTTACGATGAGGACGGTACAGCACACACAGTACATACGCTTGATCGTAAGAAAATGCAGATCAACCAATTGCATTGGTATGAGCCTTCAACGATTTTCAAATACTATGATCCCTATAACATGGGAGCAACAATTGGTGCAGAAGCATTTGGGTTTGGTTTTACGATTGAAAGTCCAATCTTCATGTATCCAGTATTCTACGACATTCTTCGTGGCGCGGCTCATGAACTCGCGGGAAGAGTTAGAAAACAAAACTTTTCTTATAAAGAGAACAACAAACGAATTACGATTTGGCCTGTTCCTGGCTCTGCTATCACTGGGATTGGTACAGGACAGGTTTGGTTTGACTATCAAATTCCTTTCAATCCCTACGCGGATCTTCCCGATGAAGGTGCGATTGCGAATCTGTCGAACATTCCTTACTTCCAGCTACAGTATACAAGCATTAATAGCATAGGGCAGCGTTGGGTACACAAATTTGCCCTTGCCACAAGTAAGGAAATTCTTGGACGCATCCGAGGAAAGTACACTACAGTTCCAGTACCCGATGCAGAAATTTCTCTGGACGCTCCTTCATTGATTGAGGAAGCTAGAAGTGAGAAAGAAGAACTTCGTGAAAGCCTACGAGCAATCTTGGAGAAATCTTTGGAATCTGCATTGATTCAAAATGAAGCTGAAGAAGCGCAAGGACTCAACACCGTGTTGCAGTTTACTCCGCATCACGATCCTATCATTATGGGTTAACATGTCTACCAATTTTTTCACAAAAGCCAAGGAACTAGAGCTAATCAAGGACTTCTCGCAAGAGGTTGTTCATGACTTATCTCAGCAGAATGTTGATGTCTATCGAATAAACAAAACGTCCATAACCTATGATCCTTTGTACGGTGAGGCTAGCAATGTTGGGACAAGCTTCTACAAGTGGAGCGATACATTTTGTTTCATTCGTTGGATACCCGCCGAATTAGCTAGAGGAAAATATGGTGTAGATCACGCTCATGCTATCGAATGTTATTTCGATTACGACTATGTGTTAACACTAATTGACGATGATTCTCTATTAAGCGATTGCTTATTGAGAGAGGGAGACTATATAATCCTAGAGAACAAAACTTTCGTGGTTCATTTGGCAATCAAAGTAGAACGAGTACACGGACTTGAAAACACACCTAGAACTCTGAAAGTGGAATGCCACTCTACCAGAGATCGTGTCTTTACGGAGTAACTTATGCCTGTTAATGTTAGATCTTTATTGAGGGACTATGATCAAGGAGTCGTTGATTGGCTTGACGGTCTAGGACTTACCGATGTTGACGGCAACTCTGTAGGAGTTTTTTACTCCGCGTGGCCTAGATGGTTGTATCAGTATCATCCTAGTAATATGGTACAAATTGACTATGACAGAATCAAAGGTTTGCCCCTCGTAGCGGTACGAAGAGTAAACTTTGATATTGATAAATCTCGATATGTGTTTCCAAGTGCGGGAACCAAATTGCCTGTTGGGACAATTGTAGATGGAACGGGCTTCCAAACAAGCATCCAAAGGGTGTCTCACCCGCTTCCTGTTAATGTTGAATACGAAATCAATGTGTTAGACAACTATATAACGGGACAAAATGGTATTATAGAAGATATTATTGGGGCGTTTGGCGTAAATGAAATCTACTTAAATATAAACTACTTCTACAATAAACTCAGATTTGAGTCTATTGATGATAATTCTACTGCCTATGAACTAGGTGATCAAGAACGACTTTTTGAAAGTACAATACGTTTAATCTTGGAAGCAAAATTAGTTGATCCTAATAATGATTCCGAAGATGTTTCTAACATACTGCGTGTCAATATTGATACCGAAATCGTTAGGGGATATCAAGGGACTGTGGATCAAGCCTATCAAGATTGGGTAGATAGTGACTATCCGTTTGATGAGCCAAGTGGCGAAATCTGGATAGAAGCATCGAATTAAAGGAGAAAAAATGCCAGAACTTAACACATTCCCAGGTGTTTATTTCGAGGTAATTGATGATAGTGCCTATCAACTAGGTGCTGGATCTACAACCAAGATAGGTTTGTTTGCCGACACAATTAAAGGCCCAGGGAATGAATGGGTCATGGTTGAAAACTGGGGTCAATTTGTATCAAAATTCGGGGGGCTAAAAACGGATGCAACTAATACTTGTTTCTACGGTCCTCAAGCTGCAAAAACTATTTTGGGAGAGACTAACGAGCTTTGGGTATATCGTTTGATCAAAAATGCTGCTGATGCTGATGATCTTCTTTACCCGCAATCAACAGAACCTTCCGCTACTGCTGGATTCACTTTCAGACTATTACATGCGGGGGCGCAAAATCCTTGGGAAGCAACAAATAGACCCTGTTATTTAATCGAAGCAAGTGCGTTGGCATCTACAAGTCATGGGGGAGCGAATCTATATGATATCTACCTCTATGAAAGTGATCAATTCAACGATGCCACAAACTCAGGACAGGCTACAGCATTCACTAACCTAACATTTAATGGTTATGGACTCTATAGCTCAGATGCATCTTCCCTTAAGGCAACGGAAATCTGGAAAACGATTTCGTTCCTAAAAGATCCTACTAGTGGACAAGCCGCAATTGACGCGATTGGTCTTAATGGTGGAACTCTTGTATCCCCCAATATTGCTATTGAAATTACTGACTCAGGTCAGTGGGATACCTTTAACAGTGAAGCCGAGGGGCTAATTGGAGATACAGATGATTTCTGTATCTGGATTCCTGTGGCAACTGCTGTTTCTGACGAGGCTCTAACAGCGAAGGCTGTATTTGGTAAGACTCTTGGTGAAGGTGGTCGTTATAATGGTGCCACAAGAGATCTTGCCGCTGCCGAACACTTCAATGCAACTGCATTTGACGATGGGCTAGACATTGTTCTAATGCCCGATGCTCACCTTGCAAGTGCAACAGCAGATGTAAAGACAGGTTGGGATAGCTTGATAGATGTTGCGGTTGAGCATGGTGGACTCGCGGTTATTACTACCGCTGACTCTGGCAATGTTTCTACTCTTGTTGGGGACGATAATGCTCAAGCGTTTAACAATTCACATGCTGCAATGTACACTCCTTGGTTGAAGATTAATAACCCAACCGAGGGTAGGATTTATGACCACCCTGCTGACGGTAATGTTGTGAAAGCAATGGCTTTCACCGACAGGACTCAGTGGCCGTGGTTTGCTCCTGCTGGTGGAATTAGAGGCGTTCTAGAGAATATTTCTCTTAAGCGTAGCTTCACCGAAGGAAACATGGAGAGACTCTATAATGGAAATGTCAATGTTCTTAGAAGCATCCCTAATGTTGGTCCTCTCATTTGGGGACAAAAGACTTTGCAGAAAAAGAGAACCGCACTTGATCGTGTGAATGTTCGCAGACTCATGACTTATCTTCGTAAGAAGATTAAGCAATACTCTGCTTCATTCTTGTTTGAGCCGAATGATTCTACAACTTGGTCAAAGCTAAAAACACAGGTCGATGCGTTACTAGATACAGTCAAGACAGAACGAGGTGTGTACGATTATCGTGTAATTATCGATGAAACTACAAACACCGCCGATGTTGTTGATCGTAATGAGATGAGAGGAAAAATCTTCCTCAAGCCAACGAAGGCAGCAGAAGTTATCACAATGAGCTTCATCATTGCTGGAACTGGCGCGAACTTCGAGGAATAAGGAGACTAGAATATGGCTGAAGTAATTACTCCGCTAACACCCTCAGTATATGAACCAAAGAAGCAATATCTTTGGGTTGTGGAATTTGATGGGCTGGATGCGTTTACTGCCAGAACTACGAAGCGTCCTACTATTGGCTTTGAGGAAATTGAAATTTCTTATCTCAATACGAAACGCTACTTGGCTGGCAAATTTGAATTCGAAACAATCGAAGTGACATTCCACGATCCTATCGATGGAAGCGAAGCTGATAAAATTATGGATTGGATCAAACTGATCGGAGATCCTCAAAACGTCAATAAAAACTTCGCTGCCACATACAAGAGGGACTTTAAAATTAAGCTTCTTGATGGAAACGGTGTCGTGGTTGAACAATGGCAAATTGTCGGGGCTTGGCCTCAATCGTCAGACTTCGGTGACTTGGACTACAGTTCCAATGATCCAATTGAAGTCACAGTGACATTCAGGTATGATAGAGCCTTCATGCTATAATTTGTTGTTGATTATTTGATTAAAAAACGGGATGCTCTCTATTTAATAGGGAGTGTCCCCGTTTTTATATAAAGGAGAGTTTTCAATGGAAAAGAAAAAAGTTGATTTAGATTTGGTTTCGGACAAACCAAAGGAAGATGTAGAAATTAAAACCGTAGAAATCGTTGTACCTAGTATGGTGGGAGATGGGAGTTATCACTTAGATTTGCCATCTGACGGAAAGATTTATGGTAAAACAGTTAAAGTAAAAGCAATGACAGCGAAGGAAGAGGATATTCTTTCAAACCCACAGTACCTAAAGAAAAAGACAGTCTTTGATGAGCTTATTAAAGCTGTCCTGATCGATAGTCCTGTTCATTACAAAGAACTATTGATCGGTGATAGAGACTTCATCATTTTCAATGCGCGTATCGATGCGTATGGGCCTGAGTACGAGGCAAAGCTTTCGTGTCCTCAGTGCAGCGCATTAAACGAGGTTAAGTTTGATATCGGAGGAATGAATATTCAAGAGCTAAAGATTAATCCTTATGTTGAAGGGGATAATCTATTTGAAATGACAACGATCAGTGGTAAGACTGTGTTGTTCCGCTTCTGGACTGTTGAAATGCAGAATAGATTCTCGGCGTACATTAAGCAGACTGCGAAGCTAAAGACTACGGGACTCGTAACAAGCCGATTATTTTTCCAGCTTCATAGCATTGATGGCGTGGAGGATCGTGCGGAGTTGCGTACCCTTATTGAAGAGTTGAAATCGTCTGAGAGTCGGGAGATTCGAAAGTACATTAATGACCACACACCACATGTAGATTTAACTTTACATGATTTTGATTGTACCGAATGCGGATACGATCAGGAGGTAGATCTCCCATTAGGAGAAAACTTTTTTTGGCCTGATCTTTGATAAACCGCAACAAGCGAAAGACTACGTATATAACGAATTGTTTTTACTAGCGTATCATGTGCATATCTCAATAGAGGAAGCATACCGCTTGCCCATTAGACTTCGAAATTGGTTTGTAAAAAAGCTTGGCGAGACTAAGGAACGCGAGAAAATCGCAATGGAGAATCCGAATGCCCACTAGAGAAGAACGACTAGCCGCCGAGAACTTGCGAGTTCAACAGGAGCTTTTGAATTCAGAAACCAAACTGGCTGACGCTTTCGAGAAGCTATCCATAGAAATGTCCAGCATGAATTTGAAGAAACCTAGTAGGGAGCTTCATTCTGCTGTGCAGGGTCTAGCGGATATTCTTGGCGGTTTCTCTTTGGGTGGAGTTTATGACGAAGTGGTTTCTGGAGCGAAAAGTCAAGTCGAAGATCTGCGAAAGAAGTATCAGCAAGGAAATGCTAAGTATGCAGAGTTCCTTCTCAGATCTCAGGCCACTCTTACAAGTGCTGTATCGGGAATAAGCGAGGGCTTGGAGCGATTCAATGCTGGTGAAAGTTTAGGTTCTATTTTTGAAAAGGAAGCCGAGAAATTCGGTTTCTCTATGAGCAAGTTCACGGCTGCGTCCGACAAATTGGCGGGGATAAATGTTCCTGAACCAGCGAAGGAAGGCATCATTGAGAATGCGACCTTCCCTAGCATGGACGTTAAGGATACGCCTTTTGGAAAGACTAGTACGTTCAATCCCCTCATGGAAAATCTCGATCACGCTTCAGAAACAATGGATCTCTTTGGTGGAAAGAAGGCTCAGAAGAAGGTTGGTAAATTCGATAAGCTAAACAACAAGCTTCAAAAGGGCTTCAAGAAAATGCCCGAGAAGATTGCGGCTGTCACTCAGAAATTTGCCAAGTTCATTCCTGTCGCAGGAGTTATGCTTGCTGGCGTAGCTGCGCTCATTCCCGTGTTCATGAAGCTAGAGAATGTTGTTAGTGACGTTGTAGATATCATTCAAGACCTTGGACAAATAGGATTTAATAAAGTAAGTGACGGCATCGATTTCTTCCTTGAGCAAATGTCCCGTGGGATTAGCGGAGAGGCTGCAAAGGTAGCCTTTGGTGCTACTGCTGCAAGCATTGAACGCTTGGCAAAAAACAAGGGTTTGGGCATCGACAAGATTCGAAGTGACCTTGCTGAGTTTGCCGAAGTCGCTAAGATAGAAACAGAAACGGCGCGAAGCTTCACGCAGGGAATGATCCTACTAGGTAAAAATGAGGATCAAATTCAAGCCTTTCAGAATAACTGGATGAATAAGCTTGCGGCAACGGGAGCAAATGCTACTGTAGCTACTGAGATGTTTAATAAATTCAATGCTGCGGGGCTTGTTACGGCTCAGAATATGGAGTCAACTAGTGATATGGTTGCGGCTCTATCTGCATCGATGGACCCTGCTGCTGCTGAAAGCCTCATGGGTTCCTTCTTTGAAGTACAGAAGGGAATCAGAGATCTAGACTTTAACAAAGCCGAAGGAATGATCACAGAAACCTTTGGTGCTGTGGATTGGGAGACTCTTACTGCTGGTGGAGTAGAGGGAATGCAGCTTTTAGCTTCAAAGATCGAGACTCTTGATGCAACTAAGCTCAGTAGGCTTGCCTCTGAAATGGGCGTTGAGGTTAATGATCTTCGTGAAATGTCTGCTAACACTGGCTCTGCTCTTGAGGATCTTGCTAATAGAACGAACCAAACCAATGAGCAATTGCTTCGTGAAAATCGCAAGAGAGAGAGTCTTTTTTCACGCGCAAAGAATTTATTGGGGATGATACTCGCTCCCTTCCTTGAGTTGTTAATGCCTGTCAGACAGCTAGGTGGAATTGTCCTAGATATATTGACTCCTGCTTTCCAAAACGTTGCTGCACTTCTTCGTGTGATCTTTGTGCCTATCGCAAAGATTCTTAAGGTCGTTTTCGCTGGCTTAGGCATGATACTGCAACCATTATTAGATAGGTGGAGTCAAGGCGCGAAGGTTATTGGCGCATTTGCAACGAAGATGGGTGCGTGGATCGACAAGGCTATCCCACCAATGAAAAAATTCTTCGACACAGTTTTCAATTCCCCTGTCTTTAAGTTAATGGATATGATAGTTAAAGAAACTTTCAAGATAATTGGAATGCTTTCGGGTCCAGTATTCAGTGTGCTTTGGAAAGTTATTAAAGAAACTTCGAAATTCCTTTGGGAAGTCGGAGAGCCTGGACGCAAGCTAGTCGGCTGGCTCTGGAAAATGACAAATGTTGTTGCTGGTTGGCTCATGACAGATTTCTCATTTAGTGAGATTTGGGACAAGATTAAGACGGGTGTATCTACTGCTTTTTCTAAAATTTGGGACGCCCTAAAATCTGTTGGTCCTCTAATTTGGGAGGGCTTGAAAGCTGTTGGAAGTCTCTACCTAAATATCTTTAAGAAAGTTGGCTCTCTAATTTGGGAGGGACTAAAATTCGTTGGAAGTCTCTACCTAAATATCTTTAAGAAAGTTGGCTCCTTTATCTGGGAGGGCTTGAAGTCTATTGGGCCTAGATATATAAAGCTCTTTACGGACTTCGGCTCTCTAATTTGGGAGGACTTGAAATCAAAAGCGAATTTCCTTAAAGATCCTTGGGCGAATTTCAAAACAAAAATTCAAGGGTGGATTGATATACTTAAGAATCCTTTCGGGGCTATCTCCGAGGTCTTTAGTAATATGTCAACATCTATCCAGGCTACCTTCGCCACAATCGTAAATGGACTTATCGACTTTGCTTCGAAAATAATTCCTGGTGCTAACAAACTTCTAGGTCTTGACAAGTACCGCATAGAAATGCCTAAAAGTGAAGTTCCTGAAGAAAGGGAGCGAGTTCCAGTAGGTGAAGAAAGACTTGAACAGCTACAGAAAAGACGGAAGTGGCAGCTATTCCACAAAAAAGATGCGCCGAAACGGGTACTTGATGACGAGGCTTGGGCAGATATTGAAAGATTTACAATGCCTTATGATGAAAAATTCAATCCTCAGTACCCCTTTAAGAATAGTGCGATTACGGATGTTCTGGACATGGGAGATGAGATTCCTATTTCATCGTTCACTCCTGCAACGCCGCAATCTATTCAGACGTCACAGCAGCAAGCCGAGCAGACAGAAAGAAACGTGGATGCTTTGGCTTCCGAGAATAAGGACAAGGAAGTATCTGACGAGCTTCTGCGGAATATCTTGGCCGAGCTACGAAACAGCAAGAAAACACCCTTAGAGATTCAGAGTCAAATGAAGATCTACCAAGGACGAACAGAAGTGGGCAGGGGTATAGGAAAGGAAGCGTTTAACTACTAATGGGACTAGCTGAAGCTGCATCAGGATATATAAAGAGGAAAGTTAGTGGTCGAGGCGATCAACAACTCAAGGTTTTCTATATTAAAAAATCAACGGAAGTCGCTGATTGGAAATCAGGACTCGCAGAAGCTACTTTTCCTGTATTCCTGAAAGATGATATTCAAGAAAGCTTTGCGCCTTCATGGGACGAAGAACCTATGTTTGGCCGAGTGGATTCTGTTGCCCGTTATACTAATACCAAGAGAACGATTAGTTTTTCGTTTCTTGTTTTGACCCTCAAAGGATTAGCGGGGGGGCTGAAAAAAAAGGGCTTTAATTTAACAGGGAGTGGCGTAACGAGTATTTCTGCTAGCGCAATCCAATCGGGAGAGCTTCCCGATGAAGATTATGTGAAGGCTAAAGGTATGGATCATCTGAATAACTTTAAGACTAAAGCAATGGGAATTACACAGTTCACAGACTATCATATTTTTGATGATCAAGATGCCTGTCTTGATAAGATTGAATTTCTAAGATCGCTAACATATCCAAAGTTTGCTAACGGCGCATATGTGCAACCCCCAATGGTGCATGTTTCTTTAGGTGATCAACTTTGGGACGTTCGTGGCTATATAACAGATCTATCAATTTCGCATCAAGTTGTAACAGGACTAGGGGTTGATACAAACATGGAAAGCTTTCTTCCTCATTCATGGGAAGTTTCGATTACAATGACAGTTCTCCATAGCCAGCCGCCCACAGCAGAAGGGCCGATATTCTAATGAAACGCTATTTTCCCGATCAACCTTATGGACAGATAACATGGAAAACAAGTAGCGAAAAAGTTACTCGAAATTTTCCATACCATATAGACATACCTTTGGATAATTCAGATAGATATATTGTCTTAAAGGATCATGAATCCTTATTTACATTGGCCCATACCTATTTGGGAGATGAGCATCTTTGGTGGATTCTTATGATCGCCAATAAGTCAAAAAATTGGAGGCTTCCTTGGGATGCTCAAACCGAGGATACAATTAGAATTCCTGCGCTTAGTAAGGACTATTCTGAGGATCTAAAAACTTGGTACATTTCTGAAATGAGAAAACGATAATGGCTAGGTATGCGAGAGGCAGAAGTCCCTTTGAGGAATCTGATAGACTACCCTTTATTCGAATTAAAGAGGTGAGTGGAGACTACGACTCCTATAAAACTGGGCTTATCCCACAATTTAAAAGCAAAAATTTTCGGGGGGATATTTATCTACGGTCATTAAAGGTTACTACTCGACCAGAATCTACCACTACTTTCGAGGCGACATGGAGAGCGGAGACACTTGATTGGCTCGATTCTGGATTTTTAACAAGAGACAAAAAATGGATAATCGTATTTGGGTGGGCCGATTCTAAATCTGCCCGTGATAAAATTACAAGTGGTATTGAAAGTTCTCCCGAAGATATTGTTTATGAAGCGTCCACCGCAACTATAGATGTCAAATTCGATGCTGCAACAGGTGGATTTGATTTAACCCTTGTTATGTTTAGTGATGAACTGCATAAAGCTTATGATATTCAGATCAATAATTCTGCTATCCAGCTAGGGATAGGGACTAATATATCTAATCTAACGTTTGACAATCTATTGACTTCCTATTTAGGAGAGTTGAAAGTTAAATATAAAATTGAATATAAATATTCAGATTCTAGATCCGATCCAGACGCTAGAAGTTTAGTTTTCAATGAGCTTTGGGCAAAGCACCTTCAAATAGACACATCTAAACCCTTTCTTACTGTCTTAAATCAGCTTATTAATGTAGAGGGCTACCGACTTCGTTTTGACCACAAAACTAAGGAACTTTTTATAATTAAGAACGACTATGTAGAGAATACAATAAAACCCAAATGGCTCTACGAATACAAAACATACAACACAGAGATTCTAGACCTTGATATTGAACTTTTCATTGATGGAACTACAACCAACAAGAGAACCGAAAGAGAATATGTACTTCGTAATACGGGCGCAGTAGAAACCGAGGAACAAGTTTTTAAGGGGTTTACTGAATTTAAGAATGATGCTGAAGATACTATCGAAATATATTCCCCTGGGGAGGATACAAGTTCCTATGTTTTTTCAAAGGGAGATTATACCAGAATTCCAATACGGAAAGCTACACTAACTGTTATTGGAAATCCAGAGGTTGAGTTAATGGATAAGGCGGAAATCCGAGGAGTGGGATCTCTTAGCGGTGAATATTTAGTCACGCATGTTGAGCATGAGTTAACTCCAGGTAATTATAAAACTGTTATGAATCTCATAGGATCGGCAGAAGTTATCAAGAATGAAGCTGTTACTGAGGAAGAACCAGCATGATCTGTGACCTATGTGGTGAGGAAATAGAAAATGGGCAAGAGAAGTCCCTAGCTATGGATACAGATAACACCTTGACTATTCACTTCGAATGTTTTGAGGAGATTAACAAAGCCATTGAGGAGTTAAAGGAACTTTCTAAGGAGCCTTCCGAAGAAGAAATATAGTCCTAAAGTAAAAAAGTATGGCATCCAAAAGTAAAAACCTCCTATTTAATATTAGGAGGTTTACTATTATGGCATATGATAAGAAGGCAACTAAGAAATACTACGAGAAGCATAAGGATGATCCTGAGTACAAGGCGAAAGCAGCGATAAGGAGAAAGAGATACTACGAAAAGAATAAGGAACGTATACAGGAGAAGCAAAGAGACTATTGGAATAATAAAAGAGATAAGGAAAAGTCGAAGGCGCGAACCCGTCAATATTATTTAGATAATAAGGAAGTAATATTAGCTAGATCCAAAAAATATTACGAAGAGAATAAAGAAAAGAGTAGGAATTATCAAGCAAAGCATTACGAGGAGAATAAGGATTCCTACAGGGAAAATTCAAAAAAGTGGAATAAGAAAAATCCCGATAAGGTTAAAGCCTCAAAAAAAGAATACCGAGCAAAAAAGTTTCAAGCCCCCTCTGAGCCTTGGACCCCAAATGAAATAGCCGCAGCAGGAACGGGTAAGTGTCCCTACTGCGGCAGACAAATTGGTATCATATACGATTCAAGTATCATGCATATTGATCACGTTATCCCTCTTAGTAGGGGCGGGACCAATCTAATAGAAAATCTTGAGCCAGTTTGTGTTAGGTGTAACCTGTCTAAGAGTAACAAGACCAAAGAGGAATTCTTAAAAACCGTAGATCCTCTTCCAGATACCTAATCTAGTGTCCTCTGTTGATTGCTCGTAGAGTAACGAATACCCCATTACACTCGCGCCAACTCCCGCATACATTCGATCTCCAAATGAGTAACTCACACCTGTTAATATACTAAATGTCTTGGCATCTGTCAAGTCCACTTTGTAAGTATGTATAATTGAATCATACGTAACAGTTATAGGATTGGGTTGCCAAGTTAGATCAAACCAATTGAATCGCGGAGCATA